AATTCTTCTTAGAAGTTACAGTTCTTCTGATAATGTTGCTTGGTTGGGTATTCAATCTGGTTCTGCATGGACTGCAGGAAATAATCCTGGCTTAATGTTAGCTCAACAACATTTTGGACCGGGAAATGTAAATCAAGAAATTTTAGGAGGAGCAGCACCTTACAATTCTGGCAATTATACAGTGAGAGTTCAGCAGCTAGGTTCCAGCACTAATTATACTTTAGAATTTCAGGTTTTAGCTACAGCTACACCTACAATGACACCTACTAATACAGTAACACCATCACAAACTATAACAAATACACCTACAACAACACCTACTGAAACTCCTACTACTACGATTACACCAACACAAGCTATTACACAAACACCTACAACAACACCTACTGAAACTCCTACTACTACGATTACACCAACACAAACTATTACACAAACACAAACTATAACAAATACACCCACCAATACAGTAACGCTAACTTTAACCCAATCCCCTACACAAACTCCTTCCGCTACTAGACCGCCAGAAATTACACCTACTACAACTACTACTACAACGATTACACCTACACAAACTATTACACAAACACCTACTAATACATTAACCAATACTATTACACAAACACCTACTCTTACAGAAACACCAACAGTAACACCAACAATTACTAATACACCAACAACTACTATTACACAAACACCTACTCTTACAGAAACACCAACAGTAACACCAACAATTACTAATACACCTACCAATACTATTACACAAACACCTACTCTTACAGAAACACCAACAGTAACACCAACAATTACTAATACACCAACAACTACTATTACACCAACCAATACTATTACACAAACACCAACAGTGACAATAACTCCTACTCAACTAGACTATATTTACTATTCTACTGGTAATAACATACAAGGTCTTTTAGGTTTTGGTTTTCCAGATACCGGGCCTATAAATACATTCCAACCTTTATCTGGAAGATTTCTTAGAATGCATGCAAATAATGCTATGAACAGAAATCAAGTTTATATACTATCTTCAGATAATATTACATGGCTTAATTGTGGTATAAGAAAATTTGGTGCTCTTGCTATGGGTAGCTCCGGTGAATTTTTAAGTGCTCTGCAACCACTTTCAGGTACTTACGATAATATCTTCCATACAGGAAACACTGTTTATGCTTTATCTTCTGGTCAATTATTATGTACTGGGCAAAATTCTGCAGGTGCACTTGGCCAAGGCAATTTACAAACAATACATTCGTTTGTTCCTATAGGAAATAGAAATCAATATGTTGATATTAAAACTAATGGTGTTAGCACATATTTACTATCAACAAATGGAATAACAAAAGATGGTATGTGGGCTGCAGCAGGTAGGAATGCGGAAGGACAATTAAATATAAATAATTTAACAAATCAAACTATATTTGTTGAAATTAGTGGGCAGAGAAACGGTACATCATTTACATCTTTATGTGTTGGAGGTTTTGCAATATACGTACTTTCAGCAGGTAAATGGTTTAGTTGTGGTGATAATGCATATGGACAACTCTGTATAGGCGATGTAACTTCTCTCCCAAATAGAAGAACATTGCTTACACAAATGACGGGTAATTGGTTAAATGTAATTCCGGGTTTTTATCAATTGTTTGCTCTATCTGCAGATGGTCAAACTTGGTTTGGTTGTGGTAACAACAGTTCTTATCAACTTGGTCTTGGTGATAACAATATTAGATATAATATGACACAATTATCAGGAAACTGGATTAAATTTGTATCTAATCTTACTTATACTCTTGGATTATCAACAAATGGAAGATGGTTAGTTACTGGTGGTTCTGCATCGGGCGGGAATGGTTTAGGAGATGCAAGCCAGATAGTCACTACTTGGACAGAATTATCAACTAAATGGGATGATATGGTTACTTTTTCGAATTGTACTTGGGCAAGAATACCAAGCAGATAATTTTAAATTTTATTTTGCGCAAATTCTATAAATTTATAAAATTCACTTCTTGAATTATCATTATTATCTAGAAAAGCTCCTGACATTCTTGCAGTGCGCATAGTTGAATCGTGTTTAATACCGCGATTTGAACAACAAGTATGTTTTGCTTCTATCATAACAGCAACACCATTATTTTTAATACATACTTGGTCAATGTATTGATGAATTTGCATGGTAAGATTTTCTTGCACTTGAGGTCTGCGAGAAAACCAATCCACAATTCTATTCAATTTGCTAAGACCTATCACCTTGCCATTTTTTGAAGGTATATAAGCAACATGTGCTACCCCTGTGAATGCAGCATGATGATGTGAGCATAATGAAGTTACTTTAATATTATTTTGACAAACAATACCATCATACTTATCCACATTATCAAAAGCTGTAACTTTAGGTGGATTGCTATAACAACCAGATGCTAAATCTTCAACAAATGCTTTAGCAACTCTGTGTGGGGTATTTGCACTATTAGGGTCATTTCTCCAATCTATACACAAAGCGTCAAGATAGGCTTCATAGGCTTTAGATGCGTGATCAATGATTTCATTCTTTTCTTCATCAGTTCTAGGATGATTATGATTGGCATACGGTATTAAAATTTTCTTAGACATAATATTAATAATATAACCTAAGGTTTATAATTTTCAATAATAAATAATATAAGACAAATGAAATTTAACAATGTTATAGAAAATATAGCCTATAATCAAAAATTAAAAAGAATACGTGTAAAATATGATCCTTTAAACAAGGAACACGAGGCATACAAAGCATACTCAGGTTATGAAGGGTATGTATTACAGGAGTGTGAAGGTGCTGTTTCTATTGTAATAATGCAACCTGCAAAAGATATGAACCCCATGGTTGATGTTCCAACATCCATGGTTTCCTCTGCTCAACAACCGGTAATAGGCACAAAATTAGATTTATTAAAAGCATTTTTAGTTCAAAAATTAGGTGAACAAATAGGTTCTTTAATTGCACAACTACAAGATATTGTTGCAATAGAGACAATGCTCAGGGATAATGGTGTTGATGATCTGAAGCAAAAAGATTTATATAAGGAGTTTATTCTAAGCAATGAAAAAATTCGATCCTAAGAAATTTGATGATATCGATAATGAAGTGGGCGGTGTAACACCTCAACCTACTACAGCTCCTGTTATTAATCCAAAGCAAGCAGTTAACCCCAATACGGCTGTTACAAGCCAATTTAATAATGCATATACTAGTTATGTACAACCGCAAACGAAAACAGCAACATCACAAACTCAACCTCAATCACCTTCTCCGCAATCACTCCCAGCACCACAACCAGCATCTGTACCTACATTACCACCTCCTGCAGCTGCATCAAGTACACCAGCATCTCCGAAAAAGCCTGTAGATGCATCTAGGATAACTAAACAATATGATACCATGAGTAAAATTGTTAATGATCCAAATGCACCTAAAGGTGAAAAAGATGCAGCGGAGAAAAAGATGTCTGAGTTTGAGAAAAAATATCAAGAAATTATTAATAAATACAAAACTGCACCTACAGCACCTGCAACAGCACCAGCACCTGCTGCAGCTCCAAGAGCGGCTACTACTGCAGCACCTGCAACAGCACCTCAGCAGCGGCTGCTGCGCCAGCAGTAGCTATGCCTGGTGGTGGTAAGATACCACCTCCTGCAAATCCAAAGCCACCAACACCGGGCAGAGGAGGTGGGGGAGGCAGAGGAGGTAGGGGCAGTAGAGGCAGTGCTCCGTCAATGCAATCACCTACTAATTTAGCAGGGCTACAGCAACAATTTCAAGGTATGGGACTTGCACCTGGCAAGCAAGGGCAGCAGCCCAAGAAAGGACCTGATATAATAAGTAGAATTGCTGCAGCACCTTTTAATGCACTTAATAAGGGTATAGGCGCATATTCGAATATAGTTAACGCACCTAGAAAATTAGGTCAAGCATTAAAAGCTGCAGCAGGTGGCGAGCCTTATCCTTTGCAGCAGCAGATTGCAGGTACTGCAAAAAAAGCAGGGTTAACTGCAGTAAAGCAACCTGAACCTGGATCACAGTCTGCCGCGCAGCAGTATTCAACTCAACAAAAAATTAATGATTTAATTCAAAGAATTAGAAAAAATCCTAACGATCAGCAAGCAATCGTTCAATTGAAAGGCATGGGGTACTAAATATATCAACTATAGTTGAAAAAACATAGTTGATTTTTTTATTTTTTTAGTTATAATATTACGGTAATAGAAAGTAATATTATGTTTATGAAATATGAAAGTACTAAGATTATAGAGCTTGGTAGTTGTGCTTTTAGACAATGGAGAGCTAATCATAGTCATTGCAAGTTTGTACATGGTTATAGACTAGTAGCAAAATTTTGGTTCGGGTGCAATAAATTAGATGATAAAAATTGGGTTGTCGATTTCGGTGGTTTAAAAGGTCTCAAGACTATTCTTGAAAATCAATTTGATCATACATTATGTATTGCAAGTGACGACCCTTTAATAGAAGAATTTAGAAAATTACATACTTTAGGCGCGGTAGATTTAAGAGTAATGGAGAATGGTGTTGGTATAGAAAGAACGGCAGAATGGTGTTTAAAAGCAGCAGACGCTTTTGTGAGAAACTTAACATCTAATAGATGTTGGGTTACAAGGGTAGAAGTATGGGAACACGAGAAAAATTCTGCAATTGCAGAATCTACAAAAGATATTACAAATGTAGATAAATTTGTTGCAGAACAATTCGAATTGTTTCCGGAGAATCAAAAAACAGTTACAACCACTATTAAAGCAAATCCTGGTATTAATACAGCAGCGGAAACCTCTTCCGGCTCAATCCCTGCACCTATAACAAATCATGTCACAACAGGTCTTAGAAACCCATTCGCTGGTACTTCTTGGGGACTATGAACTTTGTACAGCGCGAAAAAGATCCCTTAATAACATCTCTTCATAATAACGTAATGCAACAAATGCAAAATATAGTTAATCCTAATCAAGCTAACATTCAAAAAAATAATGATCAATCACTAAGTCTAGACAATGCTGCAGTAGAAGCACAAAACAATGTTAAAGCTGCAATGCAAGAATTGTTAACTTTACTGAACAACCCTACTACTTAAATTTTATACCAGCTATTACCTTAACTATATATTTTAATAGCTTGCTTCTTGTAATATCTTCCTCTGTGAAATGAAACGAAACTATACCATTATTATGACTTTCGTCAGTATCAAATGCTTTCATAATCTTTTCAAAACCCGATTTTTGAATATCTGATTGCCATGAATCACCTATTACGAAAAGCTTACAATTTTTTCCAAATCTAGTTAAAATTGTTACTAATTCGCTATGTTCTAGATTTTGAGCTTCATCTACAATAACTACACTATTTGTAAAGGTTGACCCTCTTAAAAAATTAACTGGTACACATTTTAAATATTCACTGTCAAACAACATATTTGTTACTTGCTTACCTACTAACTCGTCACATTTCTCAACTAACGGTATACTCCAAGGTTTAAATTTTTCATCAACCTCGCCTGGTAAACTACCCAGCTTGCGTGAAGCAGATTCAACTATACTACGAATGTATATTATCTCATCTATTTTTTTATCTTTTAACATTGATAACGCAACATATACCGCACAATATGTTTTTGCTGTACCTGCGGGACCATCACAAAAGATAATATGAGTATTATCTTCTGCAGATTTATCTACAAAAGCTTTATGATGCTCGTTAAAATGATATTTTTGATCTATTTTAAAGTTTAGAAAAATATCAGGTTTTATGAGTTCGTCTTTTTTGGCAGCTTTTCTTAGCTGGCGGTCTTTTTTAGACATCTATAATTATTTATTCTGGAAATCGTTAATTTATAACATATAATATTAAAGATGAGTATCAAGATAAATGCAGATTTAACTGAAGAGGAATTTAATACATTGTATGGTATTCTTGGTGAATACGCAAGAATTACTAGAGATCAGTATTATAGATTTGTAGAAACTGAATACACATATTCTTTTGACCCAGTTAATAAAAAAAGATTTGAAGAAGCGCAATGTCTTTTAAATAAGCTAGTTGAAGAAAATAAGAAATAATATATAATAAGGTTATGGAAGATACTATTTTTTTAAGTGACGATAAAATATTTTACACAGTAGAAGGTGAAGGAGAATACGCAGGTATACCGTCAGTATTCATGCGTTTATCAATGTGTAACTTAACTTGTAAAGGATTTGCATCTGCAGATGCGCCTCACGGTTGTGATAGTTTTATTAGCTGGTCCATAAAAAATAAAATGACATTTGAAGAGATTTTTGAGTTAATAACACAAAATAGTTATAATTGTAAGTTAAGAGACGGTGCAATATGGAAAATAACAGGTGGTGAGCCTCTCATACAGCAAAAACAATTACTTAAACTTGTTGCAGCATACAGAGATCGCTTTGGATATGTACCTATAATTGATTTTGAGACTAATGCAACAATACTGCCGGATGATGCTTGGATTAATGAATTTAAAGCTACGTTTACAACATCTCCTAAACTTTCTAATAATGGTGACCCTGATGAAAAGAGATTTAAGCCTACCATTTTAAAATGGCATGCAGAAAATAGGTCAGGTTTTAAATTTGTTATTAATAATGAATCTGATATAAATGAAGTTCTTGAAAAATATATTCATAATCCTGAAATAAATGTACCTTCGAACCGCGTATGGTTAATGCCTTGCTGTGGCAGCAGAGCAGAACTAGCAGAAAAATCTGCTATGGTTGCAGAACTCTGTAAAAAACATATGCTTAATTTTAGCCCTAGATTACAATTATTAATCTGGGATAAAGCTTTAAAAGTTTAATTTATTTGCTGTAGTTAAAAACTATATAACGACCATTACCAATAAATTGGTAATAAAGCCTAAATTTTTCATCACCTGGTACGTATACCCCCCAAACATCATCATTATTAAAGTATTCTCTTAAAGAAATAGTTTCTGTTTTTTGATTAATACGCTCTTTAACAAATTTTATTACATCATATACATCTCCTTCGAAAAGAATAACCTTACCCTGTTCGGTATGCCAATTTGACATTATATTGATTTAAGTAGACGAAATAAATTTGAAAATTGTTCTTCCGAAAGTTTTCCTCTTAGAGTGTGTTTAATAAGTAAAAAGAAAATTATTACTAGGGTTAAGGGTAATCGTAAAATAAACTTAATAGTTTTTATTAATTTATGGAAGGGGCACATATAAACATTTAAAATAATAATAGCAGTTTTCCACCATAATAATAATAATTGTGTAATTTATAAATTACCATTAATAATATTGAAAAATATTAAGTTTAGATTAAAATAATCTAATAATGAGAATTGCTGTATCCGGAACTGCTTGCCAAGGCAAAACAACATTTGTAAATGATTTTGTAAAAGAATGGCCAAAATATAGTATTATAGATTCTCAATATAGAAAAGAAATTAAAGAAAAAAAACTTAAGCATAGTAGTCAGACTAGCGAAGAAGTGCAGTGGTTGATTTTAAATTCAATGATTGACGAAATGCAAAAAAATTGTGATAAAGATAACAAAGTACTTTTTGATAGATGCCCATTTGATAATATAGTCTATTCTATTTGGGCAAATGCAAAAGATTCGAAAAACATATCGGATGCATTTATTGAAAAATGTATACCGCTAGTGCGTGAATCAATGCGTATGCTTGATATTGTCTTTTTTATTCCAATTACTCGAGTTGCACCTATAACAGTTAAAGAAAATTCTACTCGCGAGACAGATGAAAACTTTATAAAAGAAATTGATAATATCTTCAAATCAATAGTTTATCAAGTTCAAAAAACGGGGGTTTCAGTATTTTTTCCTAAAGACGATTCTCCCGGGATAATAGAAATTTTTGGTAAACCTGAAGAACGTGTACACATGGCTAGATTTTATTTAAATGCAGAAGGTGATATGATTGGTGATGAAAATAGCATTTTATCTGATTTAAACCTCACTTCACAAGTTGAAGATTTGCTCAAGGCTCAAAAAAATATTGCGGAGAGTGAAGAGTTTGAAAAGAAAATATATAAGAATTTAATTATACCTGATAGATAAATATCTATGTGAGTAATTTTAACGAAAATTTTGAAAAACTAATTAAAGAATTTAATTCTATAACATATAAAAAGAGACTTTTCTATCCTAGAAATTTTAAGCTTTCGGACGAATTTGTTTCAGCGTTTAAGAAGGAAATAAAGAGATTACTTGGTGAAGGTCATAGCCCCAAATTAATTTTAGATAAAATATCAAAAGCTCTTCTCTTCCATTTCAAAAATTAAGCTTTCGGAAGCAATTTTATATAGTCGTTCCAATCAATAATTGAACCATTACTAGAAATATAATAAAATTTTGTAACGCTCCAAGTTAACAATGTTTGAGGAGGTAATTCAGCATCATTATTAGCAACATTAGCAATACAAAATGGTATATATACTTTGTTTAATTGCTTGTAATTACCATCACCAAAATCATCTTCACCGCTTGCAACATAATTAGTAAAATTATAGTCAAAATCTTTTACCCATACAAATGGAGATGCAGAAGCAATTTGAACTATGGTACCAGGGATATTCTGATTGTAAAAAACTTTATATTGAATATCATAGGAATATATATTCAAACCATTAGGCACTGTTTTTGTACCAGATAAATCCCTCTGAAAAATGCCTATACCATACTGATGTTTATATTGATCTAACAATGCTGAACCTGAATCTGTAAATACATTGAAAACAGATGCAGATAAAGAACTTATTTGCTTATTAATTGTAGTGCTTAGAGAAGTAATTTCGGAGGAATATAAATTTGCAGCAGATAAAATAAGTCCCCCGCTTAAAATATAGGTATTATACTGACTTCCAGTCAGAGATGTGGTAGAAATGGTTTGTCGGTCTAAATTTCTTACGGACAGAGCTGAAAGAGGGCCAGTTGTCTTAAATTCAGGTAATAATACTCTGCCCGATGTTATATTTTTAAACTTTTTTGGAAATTGATAAGAAACAAAATTTATATTGCCAGCGCTAATAACACCAGTACCAAGTTTGGCTGTTTCAATAACAAATGTATCGTTATATGATAATGATGTAACGGTAGTATCCATTTACTAATATATTTTTATAATATTCCATGTTACTCTTACATTTCTTCTTATCCCAGGTCTAAAAATTATTCTAAATTGAAGTTTGCTATTACTATTTACATAGCTATTACTAATATTTTCGTCTACTAAAAGTTGTGGCATTCCTGACAAATCATATGAATTTGTTAAGTAAGAATCTAATGAAGAGTTAAACAAATACTTTACGTTAATATCTGCAGCTTCTATAAAAAGGTTTTGCGGTACATCGTTGTTACCAATTATTACTTCAGAGAAGGACGGTGCAGTATCAGCACCATCAATAAGAACTACCCCACCATCAGTAAAAATTCTAGGTACTGCAGCAGAGACTTGATTTATTTTTGTATCGGTTGTTGCACTTACTGAATCAACATATACAGAATTTGTATTTCTTGCCTCTGTTACTAATCCAGATTGTATCTTGAAAGTATTGAAACTACCTACCGCATTTACACCAGAAACACCGTCAATAAAAATTGAAGTAAGAAAAACTTTATTTGCTGATATACCATCTGTCACAATCAAATTATTTGTTGTTAAAGTATCATTAATAGTAACATTATTTCCAGAAATAGGTACAAATGGCAGGCTTGTAAAATCAATTAAATATTGGCCTGTGGGTGTTTTAATTGTAAAATAGTCGCCTGGTGCGATTTCTGGAATAACAGGCAAATCAGCTATATTGATATAATTTGAACTATTTGACATTTCAAATATTTAATATATAATCACTGAGATGAAAGGAAAAATTGGGATCGGTGTAATTACCTGTGATCGAATAGAGATGCTTAAAAAATGTCTAAATAGCATCAAACAGGATTGGTATGATTATCTTGTTGTAATAAATGATGGTTCAACACATATAGATACTAAAAAATACAATGTTATTAATAACACAACTAACTTAGGCGTAGGTAAATCAAAGAATATTGCTCTAAAGAAATTAATGGAAAGCGGTTGTGAGCATTTATTTCTTGTTGAAGATGATATTATTTTTAAAAAAAATGTGTTTGACGCTTATATTAATGCAAGTATCAAGACAAGAGTGAAGCATTTTAACTATTGTTTACATGGGGCGGATAATAAATTAGGAAATCAGCCAAATCCAAGAGTTGTTTTTGATATTAGAGGCATTAGGGTTGCACTCTATTTTAATGTTTATGGTGCATGTAGCTACTATCACAAGACAATTATTGATGAAGTTGGATGCATGGATGAAGAATATATCAATGCAATGGAACATGTAGATCATACAATGCGCATTATTAAACATAGTTATCACCCACCCTTCAGATGGTTTATTGATCTTGAGAATAGCAATGAGTATATCGAAGATCAAGACTTTAATCACAATGAATCGAAAATTCGACAAGGTGATTGGGTTATTAATTTTCGAAAAGGTATTGAAAGGTTTAAGCAAAAATATAATATCGACGTAACAAATCCGGCGGAAAAATATGAAGATTTAAATTCTGTAATTACATTTTTAAAAAAATTATGAAAATTGGTGTTGGCATAACCACATTCAATTCAGAAAAAGTTTATTCCAATCTTTATGAATCTCTACCAAGAGATAAAATAGATGTCTTAGTTACTGTAAACGGTGGCAAAGAATACAAAAACAAATACACAGATAGTCACTGGATTCAGCATTCACAAAATTACTATCCTTCAACATGTAGAAATGATTGTTTGAGGTTTATGCATGAAAGGGATGTTGATTATTTTATTACAATAGAAGATGATATGGTAATTAAGGACAAAGATATATTTGAAAAATATATTGCTGCCGCAAATATTTCAAAAATAGGTTATTTTTGTTTTGTGAGTACCTCGTGGGGGTCTGGTACCCCCGAAAAGAGGACACCAAAAATCGAGCTTCAATATAGTAAAAATATTTCAGTTTGTCTATATCCTAATATGTGTAATGAATTTACATTTAAAACTAAGAAGTGTTTTGAAGAGACAGGTCTATATAATAATAATTTTAGATTTTTATTCGACGTAGAGAATGTATATAGAATTTCTAAAACAAATCATATGCCAGGGTTTTGGTGGTTTCCCGATCTAAAAAATTCTGATCAGTTAATTATGAATAACCCGGATTCTCAAACGCGCATAAACGCTGGCGGCGAAAGAGATAAGAAATTAGGACCAGAATACGAATTGTTTTATAAACTACACTCTATAAATATACCGAACATTCCAAATTTACCAAAAGAGAATATTATTAATAAGATAAAATTATGAAAATCGGCATTGGTATAAGTAGCTATAAACAAGAAAAAGATTTGCTAGATAGAGAAAAATTTTGCTTAGAATCATTGAGAAAATGTAAAGAAAAAATAAAAAACGTTACATTATACACAATTATCAATGAAGGTGATAGAATTAATTATAAAAATTTCGAGACATTAGAAATTAAGCAAGAAAAAAAAATACCTTACACTAATCAATTAATAGATAAAATCTCCGAAACTAACAACGATCTAATTGTATTTCTTAACAACGATATTATACTCAATAGTACTTTCTTTAAACTAATTGAAGATGATATTGATACATATCCAGCATCCCGTGCACATTTACATGAATTAAACTCTCTTTCAGAACCACTCAAGATACAATCTTATAGCGTTATGGGGTTTGATATGTTTGCTTTTAAAAATTCTTGGTGGAAAGCGAATAAGAAGTTATTTCCAAATATGTATTTGGGCCGCTCATATTGGGATACAGTATATTTCATGAAATGTGTTTTAAATAGTAAATATAAAATCTTAAACAAGTTGCCCCCTGTAATATTTCATGCAGAGCATCAATCAGTTACAGAACACAACCATGATGAATTCAGAAATCATAACGAACAAATTGCTGCTGCAGATCCCGATATGGCAAAATGGTGGTACTATGTATATAATGTTCTTTTAAAAAGAAACACTATAGATGAAATATTATGGTGGAAGCCTCACGATAATGAAATTGAGTTAGAGAAAAAATTATTAAAAAATGAAAATTAAAGCGTATACTCTTTTTACTCCTTCACACGAAAAATTGTTAAAAAATTATTTGTTAGATTCATTTATATATTCACCAAAAATTGATTTAACTATTATCAATAAACCTCAACTTTGTGAAACTGCAGAGTTTGGCTCAAATGGGTGGAAATCTACAATGAGGTACAAGGCAGATTGTTTTTACGAAAATCTTAAAAGATGTAATGAAGAGGAAATCTTTATGTTTATTGATCCTGATATAGTTGTTTATAAAGATTTTTGCGATGATATTTTGCAAAGAATGAACAATTATGATGCTTTATTTCAAAACGATGGGCCAGGTGGTATAAACACAGGATTTTTTGCAGTTAAAAATAATAAGTTAACAAGGGCATTTTTTAATACGGTAAGAAATAATCTCGAACATTTTGATGAAGAACAAAGAACAGCAAATTATCTACTAAGAAATTTAGATCAGTATCCAACTATTTCTATAAAATGGGGATTTTTACCATGGGAATATTGGACATACGGTCAAATCGCTGGTGAGTGGGACAATAAGGGTGGATTAAAAGGTCATTGGTTTAATACAGATAAAACCTTCTCAATACCCAAAAATATTTTTATTCATCATGGCAATTGGACAAGAACATTTGATGATAAGTATAAAATTCTCGATACAGTGAGGTCACGTATAAATGGTAATTAATTTTAAAAATTTGAGGGTACCTGCTAGCTACCCAGTTTACCCGCCATATCATAAAGGTGATTATCTAGAAGAATATTTTTATAAATTTTACAAAAATAATAAATCTAAATTTGATGAAATTAATAGAACTCTTATACCTATATTTTGGACTAATGTATATATAACAGGCAAAAATACCGAGTTATTACAACCATATCTGGATAGTTTGCCTCGAGATAAAAAATATTTTACAGTCTCGCAACACGATGATGCAGTAAGTCAAATATTACCGCCCGATACTATAAGCTTTGAAGCAGGTGGAAATAGAAATGGAGTACCTATACCGTTAATTTGTTCGCCGATAGAGAAAGAACATCTCAATACTACAAAAAAAGATATATTTTGTTCATATGTAGGCTCAATATCAAACAATGCGCATTGCAGAGTAAAATTGTACCAAACATATTCTAATGACCCGGATTTTTATTTTTCACAACCTAGATATTGGACACCTTCCGTGCCGCAAGATAAATTTGATGAATTTATTAATATTACAAAAAGATCTATTTTTAGTCTTTGTCCTAAAGGGTACGGCAAGCAAAGCTTTAGATTATATGAAGTTATACAGTTAGGCTCCGTACCTATTTTTGTTTATACTGATAAGTGGTTTCCATTTAAAAAATTTATAAATTGGGATAAATTTTGTGTGTTAATTCATGAAAACGAAATACATAGTTTGAAAAATAAACTCTTAAGCTATAATAAAATTGATATCAAAAATATGTTGGCGGAAGGTAGAAAAATATACAATGAATATTTCACGATGGAAGGTATGTCTAGAGGTATTTTAAAATATTTGCAAAATGAAAAGTGATTTACCATTATTTTATTATCAACCTAACACTGTAGATTTTCTAGAGAAAAGTGTTGAGCTAAACAAGAAAATATTTAAAAATCTTATAATTTTGCAAAAAGATTTTTATGAACCTTTTGATAGTATATACAAGCATATGTGCTATAACCATGAAGCTTTTGAACGGTTTTGCTTAAGACGATTTTTTGTTATGTTAGAATACGTCAAAGAGAACAATATAGACAAATTTCTTTATTCTGATACTGATGCAATATTTTTAAAGTTATTAGATTTTGAAAATATACTTGGTAAGGAACATAGCATTCTCTGTAAACCTGCGGAACAAGATAAATTTGACGATATTGCTGCAGCACATTTTTCAATATGGTCACGAGCCGGTTTGGAAAATTTTTGTGATTTTGTATTATCAGTCTATGCTAATAACATACAGATAATTGAACCAAAATGGCACTGGCACATAAGCACAGCAACTGGCGGCGGTATATGTGATATGACACTACTATATCATTGGTATAAAAATAAAAAAAGTTTATTAGACTATTATAATGGTGGAGTATTTGATCGTACTATTGGAATTTCACATAATAATTACAAGAATGAATTTGTAACAAAGGATGGTATTAAGAAGCTTAAAAGAAAAGATAGTATTGTTTATGGTACTAATAATAAAGGTGAAGAAATAGAATTTTATGGGGTGCATTTTCAAGGAGCAAATAAAAGACTAATGTTTCTATTATGAAAAAATTTTTAACAACCTTTGCATTGTATGACGATTATAAGCAAAATTTATATAGTCAATATATTAAACCTAGATATATAAAATATTCTCAATTGCATGGATTGAAATTTGTAGAACTCAATCACAATAATTTTTCTATTAAAACATTACATCCGGAATTTCCTCCAAGAGAAAATATGCATTTTAATAGATGGATGTTATTTAAAGACCTTCTAGATCAAAATGTAATTAATGACGGTGACATAATTTATAATTTTGATGCAGATATTTTTATTAAAGATTTAAACAAGTTCTTTACACCCACAAAAGCTTTTTCGTATGCAATTGATTCTGGCAATACTCATTGTTTTGGTTTTTTTGCACTACTAATAAATAATTTTAGCAGAAAACTTATTGATAATATTATTAATAGAGAAAGATGGCTCAAGGTAAGTCAACATGAGTTTTTCAATGAACATGACAATACAAAAGGCAGATGGCATATTGCAGATCAACAGATGTATTACACGTGTGCTGGTATAAAACCACATAGTTGGAAATCTTTTTATGAACTAGATAATTACGGCTTTCACTCTTATCCAACAGAACATACTATTTTTTCTTTAACAGATCTATTAGATAATATAAATGTATTACCTACCGAATGGAACGTTACGCAACTTGCTGAGGAAACTGGTGATAACGGTAAACCAAATATGTATGATATCGTTCAAACAACAGAAGAAAAAACAATTTTTAGACATTTTGCAGGTGGTCAGCCCTGGAGATTTAACGAATGGTCATTAAAATACCCATTATAATATGCCAGTAGTTGAACCATATTTAGGCGGATCAATGTATGAAGGAGATCCCGCAACAGCTTTTCCTACCTTGTGGGAATTTTTAGTAAAAGATAAAAATATAAAGACAGTTTTAGATGTTGGTTGTGGTAGGGGCCATGCATTAAAAATATTTCAAGATTTAGGCTGCAAAGTAACAGGTATAGAAGGCGACATAGAAGCAGTTAATACTGCTTTGGTACCTGGAAGAATTAAATGCTATGATTTTACTTATCAAAAAGTTGTACCACAAAAAGATTTTGATTTAGTTATAAGCGTTGAATTTGTCGAACATGTTGAAGAAAAATTTAAAGAAAATTTTTTAACTTGTTTTGATAAAGGTAAATTTATTGCAATGACATTTGCCGGGCCGGGACAAGGTGGGCATCACCATGTAAACTGTCAACCTGCTGAATATTGGATTAAAGAAATAGAAAAGCGTGGGTTTATTTACAACGATCAGTATACAAAAATTTTAAAAGATAAAGCTATTTCTGATAGATTTAATTTTTGCCCCACTTTTGATGGGAACCATTTTGAACACAGAGGTCTTTTCTTTGAACGAAAAAAATGAAAATAACTGATATAACTATTTGTTTGCATTGCGGATGCAATAGAGACATAACAAACACACAAATGCGTATGTTAGAAGGTGTGGAGCAGAAATATAATGTTACATGGAATAATCGCATTGATCGTTACCCTCATATGTACAATTCCTATTCATTGCTTATTAATCATTCCATAGTGACGTCTCCAACAGAATGGGTTATACTCATTAATGACAGAACATCACCTACATTATCTGAAATAGATAAGATGGTAAATTTATTAGAAAATGGTTTTTCATGTGTTTTCTTGTATGCTGTTGGATTTATGGGATTTTCAAAAGAATTAATACGACAAATCGGCTGGTGGGACGAAAGATATGTTCACGGTGGATGGGAAGATAGAGATTGGGTTTTTCGTCTGGCTGAATCAAATTTAGCTCTCTACGAAAGTTTGGAGAGTACATATGACAATACATGGAAGTCCCCTCTTAATGTACCAGGCGGTAATAGCTCCACACCTTTTTGGCTTAAGAAATGGAATGGTTATGATCATCATATTTTATATAAAAATATTGATGATGAAAAATACCCGCACTGGGATTTATTTCTTGGCAATTCAAGACCCGATATTAGCAAAACATGGAAAAAATGGAATGATTCTATTTTGAATATAGACTATAATAAACCGGGCGCAGGGCCTTCCGGTTCTTCTATTTTAAGTAATAGAAAAATTGTAAAGAATTTTTAATGCTATGAAAAAACATATCCTAATAACTGGTGGAGCTGGATTTCTCGGCACACATTCAATCGAAAAATATCTTGATAATGATTATACAGTTACAGTAATAGATAATTTTTCTACTGCAGTAGTAAGAGAAACCAACCCTGTACTTCAAAACATTAATTTAATAAATGGAGATATTTTAAAATTTAACTTTAATGATCTGGGTAAATATGATCTTATTTTACATTTAGCAAGCCCCGTAGGGCCTGCAGGTATTCTCAAACATTCAGGTAATATGGCGAGATATATTCTGGATGATATTTACTGGGCAATAGATGGTGCGCTTATTAATAATTGTCCTTTAATTTTCTTAAGTACATCAGAGATTTATGGTTTCAGAGACAGACCTGTTTTATTGAAAGAAAACGATGACAAAATTTTAGTTGGTGAATTTAAAGTTAGAAACGAGTATAGTATTTCTAAATTATTAGCAGAAATAGTTTTATCAAATACTGCAAAGGTAAATAAAAATTTAAAATATCAAATTATTCGCCCCTTTAATATAAGCGGTGCGCGGCAATTAAAAACAGGCGGTTTTGTATTACCTACTTTTGTACAGCAAGCACTTGAAGGTACTGATATTACTGTTTTTGGTGATGGTACACAAGTAAGAGCTTTTACGCATGTAAAAGATATAGTTGACGGAATTTTTCTTACATCCCAGACAAAAAATTATAATCAAATATGGAATGTCGGTAATTCTGATAATATTGCATCAATTCATAAAATGGCGGAAATAGTAAAACAAAAAACTAATAGTAATTCAAAAATTACTCTTGTTGATCCCAAGAATATACATGGCCCGTTATATGAAGAAGCATGGGATAAAATTCCAGATGCGTCAAAAATTAGAACTGATCTCGGATGGGCTCCAAAATACAATATAGATTTTATTATTGATGATGTTATAAATTACTATAAATGAAAAAAATTGGAATTATTGGTTATGGTGAAATTGGTTCATCTCTGGAGAAATGTTATTTAGGCAAAGATTTTACAGTACAAATTTTAGATAATAAGAAAAACATTAATACGATTACTAAAGATTTAGATGTACTTAATATTTGCATACCATATCTTGACCCCGATCAGTTTATAACTGCTACAGGTAGTTATATAAAAGAATTTACGCCAAAATTAACAATAATTCATAGTACTGTTATACCTGGCACAACATGTAAAATACAAAAAAATTATAATATTGATACAATAATACATTCACCAGTTAGAGGGATTCATCCAAATTTATTTGAAGGTATAAAAACATTTGTCAAATATATAGGTAGTAACAATGAGGCATCTACAGAGTTAGCTGTTCAACATTACAAAGAATTAGATATAAAATATGATATTTTTAGTTCTTCTACTGCTACTGAATTAGCTAAAATTCTTGATACAACCTACTATGGTGTATGTATAGCTTTTCACAATGATATAAATAGACTCTGTACAAAATTTGGTGTTAAATTCTCTGAAGTTGCGACAAAATATAATAACACATATAACGATGGGTTTAAAGCTTTAGGCATGAATAATGTTACTAGACCGGTGCTCTACCCTCCCAAGGATAATAAAATTGGTGGTCACTGTGTTGTACCAAATGCAGAGCTTTGCAAAAAGTTTTTTGATAGTCTAGCATTAGACTATATCTTACAACTAAAATAGTTGATAATAAAAATTAATACTATAATTTAAAATAATGAAAAAAGCTTTAGTTTGTGGTGCAGGCGGTTTTATAGGCAATCATCTTGTTGCTGCACTTAAAAATAAAAATTTTTGGGTCAGGGGTGTAGATATAAAACATCCTGAATTTAGTACAACTAAAGCCGATGATTTTTTAGTATGTGATTTAAGAGATAAACATTCTGTTATTAAATCACTCTCTACAGATCAATCTGGTACTCCCGTAGATGAAATCTATCAACTTGCTGCTGATATGGGTGGTGCCGGCTATATTTTTTCGGGTAACCATGACGCAGATGTAATGCATAATTCAGCTTTAATTAATCTTAATATTATTGAGGCTTCAAAAAAATTTAATGTTAAAAAAATATTTTACAGTAGCAGCGCGTGCATGTACCCGGAGCACAATCAGCTTGACCCACTTAATCCTAATTGTGAGGAAAGCTCTGCTTATCCAGCTAACCCTGACAGTGAATATGGGTGGGAGAAACTTTTTAGTGAAAGAATTTACTTAGCATTTAATAGAAATTATAATTTCGATGTACATATAGCTAGATTTCATAATATTTTTGGACCTCTCGGATCATGGAATAATGGAAAAGAGAAGGCTCCAGCTGCTATATGTAGAAAAATAGCCATGGCTAAAGATGGTGATGAAATAGAAATTTGGGGTGATGGTAATCAAACAAGAAGTTTTCTATATGTAGATGAGTGTATTGAAGGCATATTTAGATTAATGAATTCTAATTTTAATGGGCCTGTGAATATAGGTTCAGAAGAAATGATTTCTATAAATCAATTAGTCGATACAATTTCTGACATTGCGGGTAAAAAAATATTTAAAAAACATATACCCGGGCCCGTAGGTGTAAGAGGAAGAAATTCTAATAACAAATTGATAGAAAAAGAGTTAGGGTGGAAGCCTTCACAACCTTTAAAAATTGGTTTGGAACAAACTTATAGATGGATAGAATCACAAGTTCATTTATAATAAACGTATGATTATTGAGCAAATTATATACGACGGGTCACTCTTACATTCACGGTTTGCATATAAATTTTTTAGGGAAAAGACTTTACCTATTGGTAATATCATAGCATTTCGCGCTCCTATGAAAGTAGAAGCTGAGGGGATGATAGATTCAGAAGATATATTGAGCGGTGATTATATCTACAGCGATGATGCAATTAATTTTTTATGGGAAATACCCAATCTAGATTCTTTTGGTGCAGTAGCATACCAGCGATTACTCAACACCCAAATAGCAAACATACTTTCAACTCACTATATAAATGCGCCCATAGAAATGAGAGGTGATGATATGATTGTTCATAAAGAACACGAGCAGGGAGGTGTTGTTCAACCTTCCGGTAAATGTAGTGTAAGCATTACCTATACAAAGAATAATGTTGCGCTCGGTCATACTGGTATTAATATTACCGCAGGCAAGAAAGCGCCTGCGTTTGCTTATTCTACCAAACTCACAGATACACAGACAACTGATTTCATGAAAGATGTTGTTACTTTATTTTACAATTTGAATGATGATATTTTTATCGCTACAACAAAAGTTATTTCTTAATGGAAACTATTTTTGATTTTTTAAATAGTATTCTTTTTTCAAAAGCTAAAAAAAATCTTACTCAAGAAAATAGCTCTGTATATACTCCTTTTATGATTAATAGATGGTGCAGCTTTTACTCAAAAGAGTTGTCCAGATTTATAAATCTCTCTGTTAATAGATTTAGTAATTTCAATAAAGAAGAACATTTTATTTTTTTAAGAAATTTTTTACCTAAACTTCCCTTTAAAAAAATAAGTTATGTTAAAAAAATTGCGGTAGAAAATGAAACAGATAATACTGTTTGCATGCTAGCAAAGAACCTTGAATTATCTAGAAGGGAGATAAATCATTATATCCTATGTCAAAAATATCTGTCGACGTCCTCGGTCCCGTCCCAAAAAGCTTAATAGATTTTTCTGAGTTACCTAAAAACACATTTGATTCTGTTTTTATGGGCTACAATCTAAAGCAAGTATTAGATGATGTTATTCTTGCTATCTTTATAGATGAATCTGATAATGGTAAAGAAATTGTACGTAATGGCATTCTTGTGCCTGTAAACGCGGAGACGAAGGCATGGCGTTTAGGTAAAGTAGTGCTCGCAGGACCTTCTGTACGCCATACAAAAGCCGGTGATGTTATCTGTTTTCCAAATAACATGGGGGTTCCTATATCAAACATTGAAGTTGACGGCTATGGCAAGGTGAATAAAGGAATTTTTATTAACGAGCAACGCATATTTGGTATTTGCTCAACACGTAAGGAGAATGAGAATATCCCTGGGGTCGTTAAAAAATCTTCTAGAAAATAATGTTTGTGAGATAAAGTTTGCTAGAAGACGGCCGGTAGAAGGGGAACCGGCAACTAGAAGAATGTTGTGTACTAATAGTGTGCAATTACTTAACAGTGTTAATGGTAAAGTTCTTTTAAATTACAAACAACCAAAAAAAATGCCTAAATTTAATCCTGCTAATAAAAACTTAATTATTACATGGGATATTTTTATGCAAGATTTTCGATGTATTAATATGGAAAGTTGTGAATTAATAAAAACTATTCCAGTTGTAAACGATGAATTCTGGAAATATTTTAATGAAAGTCTGCGATTTATGTCAGTAGTAGAAAAAGAGAGGTTTATGAACGCATGACAAATATATTAAAACTTGAAAAAGACATGGCTTCTATTTTTCAAAAAGATTTAAAGTTTAAAATTAATAATAAAATTTTAAAAGAAGGAAAATTGATATTGTTTTCGTTTAAAGAATTTTATTTACATTTTAAATTACATGTAACAGGAAACACGTACAAATATATAGAACTTCCGTACCCTTATTATTATAAAATAACACCATCATCTATAATGTTTGATTATACAAATAATTCTCTTTCTAAGAACAATACCGATATTGATGTCCTCATTAAGCTTCTCAAACGCGCCAAACATTCAAAATTTTACGATAATACCTTGATCATTGAAATTTCATAATAAAATTATTAAGTGCAAAAAAAGTTTATTTCATATTTTCCTGACGAATATTCTCCGAGCAAATGCCAAGTTGAATTAATTAATAAAGTAGAAAAAGTTTTTACAAAAGGAAAAAAATTTGCTATATGCTGTGCACCAACGGGCACTGGCAAAAGTTTCTTAGGTAAAACGTTATCAAATATAAGCTCAACACCTACAGACAATTTTTCTAATCTTATTAAGTCATATGATGCGTTTAAGCAAGACTATAACGGTAATTATACAAATGAAATTGAAGCGAGGAGAGAACCCCCTTTTGGTGCTTTTGTTTTAACAATAACTAAATCTTTACAAGACCAATATTTAAAATTGTTTTCAGACAGTAAATTATTAAAAGGCAAAACAAACTACCAATGTCAAATAGATCTAAATTTTGATGTTGAATCCGCTCCATGTATTTTAGTCAATAAATTAAAAGAAGATTGTTGGAAGAAAAATTTATGTCCATATTATACAGCGCGAAACATCGCATTAATAGATAAATTCTCTATTTTAAATTATAAAATGTTTCTCTCTCTGCCAACACACGTAAAGAAAAAAAATTTTTTAATATGTGATGAAGCATCAGAACTTGAAGATGAGTTGGTTAAGCAATTTTCAGCTTATATTGAGTATGATAAACTAAAAAATTATGGTATTGAAATACAACCACTTGTTACTGATAGTCAGCAGAAAACTCGAACTTGGTTGTATGATATCATATTTCAGTTAAGCGAACTTATCAATACATTACAAAATAGATATACAAAAAAAATTACTAATCTCTCACCTATTGATAAAATAAAAATAAGATATTTAAAAAATCTTTTTAATAGTTTGTCTATTATAGAGTCGTTATGGGATGAATGTGAATTTATTGTAGAGAAAGATTTGAGAAAAGCGCATTTTACACCTCTAAAAGTTGACAAACTTTCAAAACATATTTTTGATTACGGTGAAAATATTCTTCTAATGTCCGCAACAATTGTAGATCATAAAAATTTTGCTAAATCTCTAGGTATTAGAGAAGATGAATATGAATATGTTGAGGTTGACTCAACTTTTGATTCGTCCAAATCACCTATTTATGTAACTTCTAAAAATAAACTTAACTATAAAAATGTAAAGACTGAATTACCTGAAGTAGTTAATAAGATAAAACAAATTTGCGATTTTCATAAAGATGAAAAGGGTATTATACATACACATACTATGGAAATTACTGAATATTTAAAAAATAGATTCAAAGATGACACCCGGTTTTTATACAGAGATATTGGTTCTAAGAATGAAGATATATTAAAAGAACATTCATCTAATAGTATATCCACAGTATTAGTTTCGCCTTCTTTAGCCTACGGTATAGACCTAAAGGATGATTTAGCGAGATTCCAAATTATTGTTAAGTTACCATATTTGCCTTTATCTTCAAAAAGAATAAAAAAACTGTTTGATAATGATAAGAGTTGGTATATCGATAAAATGCTAAATTCGTTAATACAAGCATGTGGAAGAGCCACAAGAAGCAAAAACGATTACTCCACTACATATATACTAGACGGTAATATAGTAGATGTTATTAAAAAACATAAGGAAAAACTACCAAAATACTTTATTGATAGATTTGTTTAATAAATAAATACATATATGGGTCAAATATCATTAGAAGGTCAAGCATTAGCGCTACATAATATAAACACAACAGGGTTTATATATAGAACAGGAGACAGCACTTTCACAAGAGCAACTACAGGCGCTACAACAGCTAATAATTTACCTATTTTTAGTGGTGTACCTGCCAGCAGTGTCGCTACTGGAACACCTGGCCAGGTGGCAATCGCCTCTAACGGTACTTTTATGTATGTATGTACCGGTACAAATCTCTGGGCTAGAGTAGCTTTACAAGCATACTAATTAAAAATTTATATATTAAGATATAAATATTATTATGGCATTACGTCTTTTAGTCGAAACACCTTCCCCAGAAGAATTTGAGTATATACTGGAAGACAAGAACTCAAAGGGCCCTGCCAATCTTTTTATTAAAGGCCCTTATATGATGGCAGAAGGCATAAACAAAAATAATAGAATTTACGATTTGAAAGAAATGGCTAAGGAAGTTTCTCGTTACACCGAAGAATTTATTAAGAGCAACAGAGCAATGGGCGAGTTAAACCACCCAACAGCAGCAGATGTAAATCTTGAAAGGGCATGTCATCTTGTTACCGAATTAAAGCAAGATGGTAATGTTTTTTATGGTACTTCAAAAGTGCTTTCTACCCCCATGGGTATGATTGTAAAGTCATTAATTCAAGATGGTGTAAGAGTTGGTATGTCATCGCGTGCTCTAGGTAAGCTTGAAGAACAAGATAACGGTGTTGATAGAGTCTCAGAAATGAGACTTATCGCTATTGATTGTGTTGCTGATCCATCGTTTCCCAAAGCTTTCGTAAATGGTATATTAGAGTCTAAGCAATTCGTAGTTGGTCAAGATGGCAGGTATGAGGAGGTGTATAATGAATTTGAAAACAGAATTTCTTCTTTGCCTAAAAAAGATTTAGAAACATTTTTAAAGGAGCAAATATCTAATTTCTTTAAAAAAATGACTTTAACAGTATAAATATTATTATGCATAATACGGATAACAATAATAATACTAAGCTTAATATTAGTAAATTCGTAAGAGCAATTTCTGAAAAAAATTACGCCGAAGCAAATAAATATTTAAAGAACGCAATTAACGAGAAAATCAAAACAAAAATCTCGAAAATTGCAAAATAAAAAAATTATGAAAGAAGTAAAAGACGTATTAAAGACAGCAGCCAAGGATATCCTTTCTGAGGATACTCTTAATGAACTACAAAATATTTTTAATGAAGCAGTAGCAGAAAAAGTTAAACTACATGTTGAAAAAGCATTACTAGAGCAAGATGATGATTATTCTAATAAGCTTGAAAAATTAGTTGCTGCTCTTGATGTAGACCATACAGAGAAATTAACAAAAGTTTATGAAGCAGTAGTTGCAGATCATGCAGCAAAATTGCATAATGTTATCAACAAATACGAGGCCGATTACAACGGTGATGCAAAGAATTTCAAACAAAATTTAGTTGAGAATATTTCTAATTATTTAGAACTTTATATTGATGAAGCAATACCTGCTGCAGCAATTAATGAAGCTGTTAAGAACAAAAAATCAAATCAAATTCTTGAACAAATAAAGAATGTTCTATCTGTCAATGAAGCTTCAGTGAATAATTCAATTCGTGAAGCTATTATTGATGGCAAGAATCAAATCGATGAAGCTAATAAAAAGCTTGAAGCCGTTCTCTCTGAGAACAAGGAATTAAAGTCAAAAATGGAAAAACTAGAAGTTAATAAACTAGTTGCCGAAAAGACTAAGGATATGAATCCAGAAGTAGTTGAAAAAGTATTCAAGCTACTTAATGGTAAAGATCCAAAGTTTGTAAAAGAAAATTTTGACTATACAGTTAAGATGTTTGAAAAAACAGAGAACGAACGGCTTGAAACTCTAGCTTCTGAAGCAGTAAATGACTCGCAAGCGGTTGAAGTTGATCGCCCGGTAATTGAGGAATCAGCTAAACCAACTGCTAATGAAAATGAAGTTGATGCGTCTGCTGCCTTCTATCTAAAAGAATTAAGCAAGTATTAATTTTGTAGAGTTTCTGAGGTTTTAAACCTGAACAGATATTTAATTGGTCGACTAATCGTTTTGGAGAAACTTATTCAATTATGAAAAAAGTTGTACGTCCTTCGCAATCATATATCGATGAATCAAGAGCATCAGCTCTTCTTGAGAAGTGGAGTCCAGTATTGGATTACACATCCAAGAATGTAACTGCCATCGAAGATGATCACACACGCTTGAACACAGCCATTCTCTTGGAAAACCAAGAGCAGTGGTGCTTAAGGGAAGCAGGCCCAAATTATGTGCCTTCATATCCCGGTACAGCAGGTTCTTTAGCTAACGGCTCAGCCGGTGGTTCACTTGGTAAATTCAACACAAGCAATTGGGTTGATAATCCAGATGGCACCCCCGGTACTGACAATTACGCAGCAGGTGACTATCGTCTTCCTAAGATCTTGATCCCGATGATTCGCCGTACTTTCCCAGAACTTATCTCTAATGAAATCGTTGGCGTACAGCCAATGTCCGGCCCAGTAGGGTTGGCATTTGCTCTACGTTATCGCTACGATCAAACAGCACTTGGTAACGGTGTAGATGGTCAACCATCAGCAACCGATACTACAGTAGGCACCAACTACGGTGCACCAAATTCCGATGGAACAGATAAACAAGAGTTGGGTTACCAACTTCTTGATACACGTTTCACCGGTACATCATCAGCTGGTCTTTCAGGTAACAGCGCATTCAGCATCCTTGGCACTGACCAGGGTGTTGCACGCATCCTAAAGAACTTCGAATTGACAGGTCAAATCCCTCAAATCGTTGTTTCTTTCGAAAAGACAGCAGTTGAAGCTGGTACACGTAGATTAGCTGCTCGCTGGTCCGTAGAATTAGAGCAAGACCTTAAGAACATGAACGGTATTGACATTGACACCGAATTGACAAATGCTATGAGCTATGAGCTACAAGCAGAAATCGATCGTGAAATGATCATCCGCATGATCCAGGTTGCTCTAAACGCAGGCTCAAGTACAGGTTATTCTGTATGGAGCCCAGCATCTGCAGACGGCCGCTGGCTTGTTGAGCGTAATCGCGATTTCTATCAGAGATTAATTATCGAAGCTAACCGTATTGCTGTTCGTAATCGTAGTGGCGCTGCCAACTTTGTTGTTGCCACCCCACGCGTTTGCGCTATCCTCGAAATGCTC